CCTTTTACTGCGACCTTGTGGACTCCAAAGCAAGCGGTATCCCTTCCATTGCCGGATTCAAACGGTAATTATCGGAATATCCCGCGAGCAAAGTTCAAGCTGATCACCCGTAAGGGCGTGACGCTATCGAATGGTCAACGGGACAAAATCATCGTTCGTACCGAGGTAGAAATGCCTGCTGGTGCTGATGTTGACGACCCGGAGGCCGTTCGTGCAGCGCAGAGTCTCCATATCGGTCTATTGTCGGGTGAATCTGCAGGTTGGGGTGACATGCTTGTCACTGGCATCTAACGTGCTTCTTGCACTAGCCAAACTGTGGCTCCGTATCCATATCGGAGTCATAGTCAAATTCCTGCGCTACGTTATAAAGGTCCAAAAGACCAAGTAGCTATACCCTGACGTAACTTAAGGTAAAACGTGATGACGAATGTTAATTTTCAGTCGAACGCTCTTTATCAAGCCCTATCAGACGATCTACGGGACCACCATCCATGTGATGCCCCCGATGCGTCGACAAAGCAGTTTGCCTGCCAATACCTCCTAGACAAAGTACTCTCGAAGTTCGTAGAGTCAGTCAAAGAGACAGCAGACCAAGCTGCGACTGTTAAGTTCCTTGTGGCTAATAATCGCTGCCGGGATTGGACGCTGAAGTGCGACACAACCCTCGATGAGCTTTTGGTCGGTACTTTCCGATCAAAGATCTGGCAATTTTTCAACCCAAAGGGGTTTCCTCTTCTAGAGAGTTTTGGCCAAATTTTCGACTTCGGTCGGATGGGCCCAGGCTCCGCGAACGGAATCCCGGGTGTGAGCGCCGATTTTTACTCAAAGATGTGGGACAGTTGTCTAACCTTCTCGGATCTGACGTTGTACATTGCGTACAGTAAATGGTGCAGAGAATCTGCTACTAGAAACGCCGCGGAAAACCGTCGTGCGTGGACGCATGGTTCATATGCCCTTTTACGGGGTTCTAAAATGTTTTACGTCCTAAAGAACATGGAAGAATCTCGAACAGCTTGTGCTGAGCCCAGTGGGAATATGTTTGCCCAACTGGGTGTCGGGGGAATCCTCGAGGATCGATTAGATCAATGTTTTTCAATTGATCTTGAGGTCCAAGCTTTGCTGAACAGAGAGTTGGCTCGTCGTGGTTCCCTCTACGATGGGTTCGTCACCATTGACCTTTCAAGTGCATCAGATTCTGTGGGCCTACCAATGTTACGAGAGTTTCTCCCAACCGGTATTTATAACTGGCTCACTCTGCTGCGCTCTCCGGTCGTGGAGATACCCGATGTAGGTGAAGTGGAGCTGCACATGGTCTCGACAATGGGTAATGGATTTACCTTCCCACTTGAGACAGCGATTTTCGCTTGTGCAGTGTCGGCTGTATATGACGTCTTTGGCGTATCCCTAAAACGAAATAAAGGGCATCGCTTCAACGGCTCAGATTTGCAGCCTGGTAACTTCGGAGTATTCGGAGATGACATTATCGTCCTAAAAGAACTTGGGCGACACGTCATACGTCTCCTGAACATCCTTGGTTTTACCGTAAACGAAACTAAAACGAGCCTCGAAGGTCCATTTCGAGAATCCTGCGGATGCGACTATTATTTCGGTCGCAACGTCAGGCCTTTCTTCTTGAAGAAGGCCAAGACTAGGCAGGACTTCTATGTAGCCGTCAATGGTTTGAATGACTGGACCACGCGGACAGGAGTCTACGTGCCCAGAGCCATTGAGTACCTCATGAGGTGCATGCCTGGAGTTCCAGGGTATGTGCCTCTGCATGAGTCCGATGATGCTGGCATACGTGTCCCACTGAGGATGATGTCTACTGTGGTGAGGGGCCTTGAGCCTCTTTCTCACAAAAAGCAGACGTCTATCGTACAGAAGGGCCTAAAGGGGGGAAAGGATAAGATGAAGGTAACTCCACCTGAGTCCGTTTTCCAAGAACCCTGTGCCAGTAAACTTATCAAATACAGCAGAAGCGTGGGTAAACCCCGCGCCAAGCAATTTGGTGAGGTATTTGTCGAGAAAGGCAGATCATTCCGGTTTGTCTTTCCCTTCAAACATTCCAAGGAGAAGTTAGTCCTACAATCAGGAGCACCATCTGTGAAGATCGTGCATGCTAATCCTGAGGGCTGTCTACTTGCGAATGTCGGCGGTTACATAAGGGCAGGTGTGGAATATGTCCGGGCGGACATACTTCTGTACCGATCACACCTTGCGTTTACACCCAACTGGGATGCTGAGCGGCAACGCGATGCTTATCCGGTCAGGGAGATGCAAGTCTCCGATGCGGTAGCGATCGAGGGAAACCTCGTGAGATGCAGTTTAGGAGAAATGGCCACTCTTCGGAGGAGGACTAAGGCGAAAAGTAAGAAGGTAGCGAAGTCAGTGGGCGAGCCCTCGGGCAAAAAAGTCCCTCAGACTAGCAAACCTTCAAACAAGAAGCCATCCATGTCCTCTAAGAGTGGTCGACCCGCGGGCGGTCCCGGT